CTTGCCATTGCACTTCGTGCCTGCCTCTGACAACAAGCTAGAAGTGCAATGGCAAGAGGGCTCGTTCACTCTGTTTTCTTATCCTCAGCAGCATTGGCTTCTTCTTGGGGTTGCTAACATCAAAGAGATGGAAGTGATAGGCAGTATCTACGAAAATCCCGAATTAAAGGAGCAAAAGCAGCATGCCTGATAATGAAGGGCTCACACCACACAACGTAGAGCGTCCTGACTGTGGCCACACGGAGACGCTCTACACACGTCCACAGCAGTCCCTAGCCGACTACAACTTCCGTGTTGTACCAGAGCTGAGAGCAGCGATACACAAGCCGTGTGAGCAGTGTGCAAAGCTCGCTCAGGAGAGTGAGACGAAAGAGAAAGAGAAGACGGGAAAGAGCAAATGACAGAAGAGGAATTAAAAGCACAAATTGCAGATAGAGATATGCCAAATCCTACGCCGGAACAATTAAATGATCCGGTGTTTAAGGCAATTTGGGAAACGATAAAGAGCTGGGATATTAATGTCCCTGAGTATTATCAAGGATATTGTGGGGCTACAGGTTCCCATGTCATCTTGATTATAAATGCTCTCAAAAGAGCTGCTGTAGACATCATAGCAGAATGAAAGACAAGGAATGACAATGACAGAAGAAGAACTAATTGAACAATTAGCATCATGCGAGCACGAGTCTTGGAGTAGATGGATGTCCTATCTCATTGGAGAAAAGTGTGAGACGGTAGAAGGCACTGATGGTCATAGCCACCTCTGCATTCCTAATGAGCCGCTAGGCCAATGGGAGAGGCAGATACAGACTCCCTATGCGGAACTAACTGAACGTGAGAAACAATCTGATAGGGATGAAGTATCTCACATCTTGCCTATCATCAATGAGTATGTGAGAGGTGATACTACTGCTTATGAAAAGCTGAATGAAGAGCAAAAGGCTACGGTTAATGAGTTTCGTACCCGCATTAGCAATATGCTCTTTGAGAATTTAGAGCCGTTCTACAAGGACAATCCCGACTTAGTGTTTAGCTGGGGACTTACATTAAATGTGTCTCTCAGAGAAGACAAACAGGAGCCACAAGAGCTATGAGTGGAGGAAAGGGCAAATGATCAATTCATATTCAACGTCACTGCTGATATGGGGAGTAGCAGTCCATTTTTTCTGTGACTGGATCTTACAAAATGCATGGATGGCTGATAATAAATCAAGCCTCTTGCATCCTGCAGCATATGTCCATAGTGGTATCCATCTCATCGGGTTATTGCTTCTAAGGCTACTACTTCCCTTTCCTTGGTGGGTAGCCCTTATCATTGCCTTGACTCATCTCTTGATAGATACCCGTGTGCCTCTCGTATGGTGGAGGAAGTTCTACAGGCAGACGACCGAGGGGCCTGTAGCGATAGACGTTGCCATATGGAGTGATCAAGCAGCGCATATCACGGTACTAGCAGTGGCAGCATTGCTAGTGGCTGGATTGAAATAGACAAGTACTTGACTTTACACAAAGGATGGAATTATACTAATGGCAGAACAAGAAAACACCTCTCCTAGTCCAAGCGCGACGCTTGGCACTCCTGGAACGGGCGCGACGCCCAATGCCTCTAGTAGCGCGACGCAACAAGGGGCCGCTCCTACGCTTGAGGAAGCGTTGAGGAAGCTTGCAGACCTTGAGCATTCAAGCAAGAATGCCTCTGAGGAAGTTGAACGGCATCGCAAGAAACTTACTGCTTATGAAAAGGCAGAAAAGGAACGTGAAGCAGCAGCGCAAGCAGTCAAAGACGCAGAACTCGGGGAAGTAGAGCGAACCAAGAAGCAACTCTCAGACCTTCAAGCAAAGTATGATGCTGAAACTGAGAAGTACAAGCAAGAGCTTATCTCAACAAAAGTTCAGTTGTCAGCCAAGGAAAAGGGCATTATTGACACTGAGCTTGCAGCAATGGCAATTCAGAAAAGTCTCGAATTTGGGGATGATGGAATGCCAACGAACATAGATAAAGCTCTCGACACTCTCATCAAAAGCAAGCCCTACTTGGCCCCTAAGCAACAAGAACCAACGCAAGAGCTACCTGCATCACCTGCTCAAACTGCCAATCCGCAACGTCCACCCGCGCCACAGACACCGCCAATGAATCCGGGACGTTCGCAGATATCGCCGCCGTCAGCTCCTCCTCAACAGGGTCCCTACCGACCACCATCGTGGAACGACGTTTACACGAAAAGCTAGGCCAGGGAGCAACAGATAAAAAGCTCCTGGCAGGATGATAACCAGGAGCTAGTAGTATGGCAATTGCAGCAAACACGGTAACACTTGCTGATTATGCTATGATGAGCAATGCGCCTCTTGTGCAAAGAGTGACGTTTTCTCTCATACAGAACGGGAATATCCTTCAAGATATCCCAATGGTCACCAAGAAAAGCTTTACCATCAATGGCACCCGTTTTGATGGCTCAAACCTTCCCTCTATCAACTGGTCTCAATTAAACGCTGAGCCGGTCACCACAAAAGCGACACCAGTCCCGTACCAGGAACAAGCCTTCTTGCTCAGAAACACCATTGACGTAGACAAGTACGTCGTGCAAGAAGAGAACCAGATTACAGACCCACGTGGTATTCAGACAGAAGCGGTCCTTATAGCGCTTACCTATGATATGAACTTCAAATACTTCAATAATGATCATATCACTGGTTATGCAAATGCTCCCGTAGGGCTCAAGTACCGCATTAACAACGGCACTCTCTATGGCGTGCGTTCTGAGAACAAAATTAGTGGTGGTGCTGTAGACATCTCGCAAGCAGGTGCTACTCAGGCCACAGCCAACAAGTTCATAGAGTTCCTTGATCAGCTCCTGTGGTCCGTAGACTCACCTGATGGTTCCGGTGTTGTGCTCTACATGAACGAAGTGATGAAGCGCCGCTTGAATTTCCTGCTCAGGTTGATGGGAACGAGCGGTGGTCTTGCCACGACTCAGGACCAATTCGACCGAACTATCACCATGTACAAGGGCGCGATAATCCGCGATCCCGGCTACAAGGCTGATCAAACCACAAGGATCATCTCGAATACTGAGGCGACTGATGGTACCGATCCAGGTAACGACCATCAGACTTCCATCTACGCTGTGAACTACTCCGAAAATCACCTCATGGGTTGGCAGTTTGAGCCACCCAATGTACAGGACCTCGGTCTCATCAACAACGGCGTGATCTACAGAACATTGATCGACTATGCCGTTGGTATCGCTAATGTGTCCACCCGCTCTATAGGGCGTCTGTATGATATCAAAATGAGCTAATTGGCATAATGCCAGAAAGGAACGAATTATGCCAACTGATGCACTTTTGACACTCCAGGCTTCTGTAACGAAGACAGCCACTTTTAACGGTGCTGGTGTAGATCTCAAGGCAGGAACGCCTCGTAGAGGGCTGTGGGCACGCGTGATCTATAGCGCGGCTACCAACGCCTCTGGATCAAATACCGTCGCCTTTACCATCGATCATTCAGACGATAACTCTACTTTCTACCAGCTTGCAGCAGGAAAAGAGAACGATATTGCGTTGAGCACCACAGCTCAATCCGGTGAGTTCTATATTCCGGTCAATACGAGCAAAAGGTACGTAAGGCTAACTGCTACTGTTACAGGGGCTGGGTCTACGCCTACAGTTACGTACGGTGCGGAATTCTCGCTGACTAAGCCCTAGCATCTAATACAAGAAAGAGAGGGAGAGTGTATGGCTAGAGCAAGTATGGCGGCTCTCATCTTGAGAGTTCGTGACTTGATCAACGACACGCTTCCTCTTGGCTCTGGACAAGTCTGGACTGACGACCAAATTCAAGATGTCATGGATGAGAGTCGTGAGGATTTGGTGAACTTTTCCTTGATCCCCAAACCTACATATTTGGGCAGTAGCATACAATACTTGAATTATTACTCAAATTATGGTGGGTTCGAGGATGACTACATTCTGAAGCAATACCTGACTCTTACGGTAACACCGTCAGCAGTTGAGCCTATAGCAGGGCACTTCCAATTTGCTGCAAATGTCTTTCCACCTGTGTATATAGCTCAGGGAAAGCGCCACGATGTGTACAGGAGTGCTGCTGACTTGCTAGAGAGGTGGGCTGCAAAAGTCGTGCTTGAGTACGACGTCGTAGTAGGTGGACAGACGTTCAGGCGCTCACAAGCATCTGATGCTCTGATCAAATTAGCAAAGCAGTACAGAGCTAAGCAGAGGCCACGCTCTCTCAGTATGACCCGATCGGACTTAGCAGGTAGTGGTGAGGTTGAGGCGCTGACGCTTCAAGCGGGGGAACTCGACTATATGGCTTCTGGAAATGGGAGTGGATAAGCTATGCCAATATTCACAGATGCACAGATGCAAGTCTTTGCCGACCTGCTCGAAGAATTGGGCATGGTGGATACAGCTACCGTTGAGAGGCCAAGTCTGACCAATGGAGTCACGGCCTTGACACTCATTGGCGAGTCTCCCTGTTTGGTACAGCCACCCGCTAGAGGACAAGGTGTCTATGAGGACTTTCAAGGTGCTCTCATGCTGACATGGCCTGTACTTTTCCCTCTCAATTCATTTGTGCTAGAAGGCGATATCATCACTGTCAAAGGGCAAAAGATGGAAGTACAGACTAAAAAGAACCCACGATCTTTTGCTGTCTACGATGAGTTCGAAGTCAGCGGGGTAAGAGGATGATACTCACAAGCAACACACATGGCCTAGACATGCTCATAGCCCGTGTGCAAAAGGCCCGTGCTGAGCTTCCACGTATCACCACAGAGGCTGCACAGCGAGCTGGTGACACGCTCACACAACAGTTGTCGAGTGCTGCGCCACGTGGCAAGAATCCAGGGCCGCCTCCACCGGGCGACGCACCTGGGCCGCTCTCAAAATCGTTTAGCGCTCTCGCTGAGTGGAAAGGACCGGGCGCAACCTTGGAGCTGAGAACGAATCAGCCCTTAAAGTTGCAATATGTGACCCAAGGGACCGGGATCTATGTAGGCAAGGGAGTTATCAAGCCATTAGTGAAAAAGGCTTTGTTCTGGCCGGGCGCTGCTCATCCGTACAGATCGGTCAAGGGCATCAAAGGCAAGGATTTTGTGAAGCCTGTCACCTCAAAAGGTCTTGATGCGGTGAAAGCTGAGATGCAAAAGGCGACACAAGAGATACAAGCTATCTTAGGAGGTGCTTAGTGCCTCTCAGAAGTCCAAATAACTCTAATTATGATATTGCCATAATGACTACCATTAAAACTATTATGCTCCCTAACACACAATTAGCAGCTTCAAGTCAGTCAGGTACAGGACTAGAGCTATGTTTTATACAAGAACGCTATAAGATGTACCTGAGTATGAAACAGGGCGATATTCCTATAGCAGTAAACATGTCGTCTGGACAGCAAATTTACACTCCTGAGTCAGAAAGCGGCTACATAGGTTCGCTTGATATAGATGTGGG